GAAGAAGAAGATTGAAGAGATGCAAAAGCAACTCGATGAAATCAAAATGGCATACGATGCCAAACTTGCATCACAAGAAGCAAAATTTAGCAAGGGTATGAGTGATATTTCAGATGTGCTGGTGCAACTTTTAAGCACACCATCTGCAAATGCTACTGAAACACCAAAGGAAAGGTTTAACGTACACGTTGAAAAAAAGGAAGATAAATTAAGTCGCTTTCTTGAATTCGCAAAATCTATTAAATAAAAATTTCTCAAACAATAAAAATTAAATAAAATGAGTTTTAGTGTAGGAACATTGGCAAACTATACAAAAGAGAACGAGAAACTCCTCGTTGTATCTTCTGTACTTGGTAGCAAAACTGCTTCTTTGATTAAAGATGCAGGAACAGTTTTAGTTGGAGTAAAGTCCAGTGAGACAATCAACATCATGGATACCGATGCAATCTTCCAAGATGGTTCATCTTGCGGATTCAACGCATCAGGTTTGACTTCATTCACACAAAGGGCAGTAACCGTTGGTAAAATCAAGGTTAATGAAGCATTGTGTATGAAAGACCTGGAAGCAAAGTATTTGCAGAAAGCACTTCCTGCTGGTTCTATGTACGATACAATGGTATTCGCTGAAGAGTTCACAAATCGTAAAGCAGAAAAAATTGCCTCACAACTTGAAAAAGCATTGTGGCAAGGTGATACTGGAAGCGTTGATGTAAACCTTAATAAGTTTGATGGTTTGCTTAAGTTGATTACTGGAGCAGGTGCATCAGTTGTAAATGCTAATAGCGTTGCTTATCACGGTTCTGTTGAGACTTCTATCACTGATACAAACGTTGTTTCTATCTTTGATGATATCTACAAAGCAATCCCTGCTCAAGTAGTTGACAAGGATGATATCGCAATCTTCTGCGGTATGGATGTTTTCCGTACTTACACTGTTAAGTTGAAAACTTCTAACTTGTTCCATTACAAGTATGATGAAGCAGCAAACGGTCAGTTTTTCCTCCCAGGTACTAACGTACGTGTAATCGCAGTACAAGGTCTGAATGGCACTAACGACATCGTTGCAGCAAGGATTTCTAACTTCTACATTGGTACAGACCTTTTGGATGAGCAGGAAAAATTTGAACTGTTTTATGCCCAAGAGGCGATGCAAATGAGGTTCGTATCTGAATTTAAGATGGGAATTCAGTTTGCTTTCCCTGATGAGATTGTTAAGTTCTTCGTTTAAATAACAATGAGGTGAGGGGTGGTTTCCATCCCTTGCCTTCATTATAAATTTTTATAATATGGCATGTGCATTAACACAAGGATATGTATTGGATTGTAAAGAATCCATAGGTGGCATCAAAGCGGTATGGTTCATTCCGTTTGGTGATGTTACTGCAATAACCGAAGCATCAGGTGTAGTCAGTGCCATCACTAAGTCAGCAGGAAAGGTTTTCTACAAGTACCAACTTGTAAAGCAAACCTCTTCACTTACCGAAAACATCACCGCTTCTGTTGAGAACGGAACTGTTTTCTATGCACAAGAATTGTCAATCATCTTGAATAAACTTCAAGCATCTACAAGGAATGAGATTTTGCTTCTTGCAAAAAACAATCTCCTTGCAGTTGTACAGGATGGTAACGATAAATATTGGTTGCTTGGTAAGGTAAATGGTGCTGATTTGACTGGTGGCAATGGTGCAACTGGTACTGCCTTCGGAGATAGGAATGGTTATACATTGACCTTCACTGGCAATGAACCTGCTCTTGCTCCAGAGGTTTCAAGTTCTATAATTGCAGGTCTTACTGCGTAAATAGGAAGGTTTAGAATGAAGTAAGGGCATCCACATCGGATGCCTTTCTTTTTGGGTAAAAGTGAACGGAATATCTATTTAGACATAATGATACAACTGACACAAGGGGCAACGGAGTATATTTACCTAACATTAACGGAGAAGCAAACGCTTACTACTCCGAATTATCTATTCCGTTTTGTCAATAGGACCACACGGGATGAGGTAACTTTTGTTTTGGTTAATGCTCTTGATGTATCACTTTACAAGGATAGGTATAACAAGTTCAGTATTAAAGTACCGAAATACTTTAGTTTGGGTCATATTGGCGAGTATTTATACTTTGTTTACGAGCAAGAATCTGCCTACAATGTAGATTATACCAAAGCAACTGGATTGCTTGAAGAGGGCATTATGAAACTGTCACCATCAACCACATTTGAGTACACACAACACGAGGTTGACAATACATATATAACACGATGAATGATTTAGTAATATTAAATTTCCAAGAGGCAAGGCAACCCGAATATAGAGAAAAGAGGGGTAAGGGATATATTGAGTTCGGTGAAAAGAACGACTACCCTAATTACCTTTTGGCACTTTACAATAAGAGTGCAAAACACAATGCTATTGTAAAAGGAAAGGTTAACTACATTATCGGGAACGGATGGAAGAGTGATGAAGCAGACCCAGTTGCGGAGCAATTTATTGCACAACCGAATCAGTTTGAATCTTTGGATGATTTGACAAGGAAGGTCTCTATTGATATTGAAATCTTCGGAGGTGCTTACTTGGAAGTTATTTGGTCATTGACTGGTGGACAGTTAACCGATGTTTTGCATATTGACTACACCAAGATTAGGTCCAATGCTGATAACACACAGTTTTGGTATAAAAAAGATTGGAACGAGAGAAAAGATGAGTTAATCCCTATGATGGCATTCAACACGAAGGTCAGACAAGGGAAACAGATACTTTACATAAAAGAATATAGACCAGGTTTGGACACTTATGCCTTGCCTGGATATATGGGTGCATTGAACTATATTGAATCTGATATTGAAGTCTCACGACACGTTTTGGGGAATGCCCAAACTGGATTCTCTGCATCCAAACTTATTACCCTTCCAAATGGTGAACCTTCTCCCGATGAGAAGCGTAACATTGAAAGGAGGTTTACAGATAGGTTTAGCGGAAGTGATGGTAAGAAATTTATCTTGTCATTTACCACTGACCCAGCACGGAAACCAATCATTGAGGACCTCGGTGCAAGTGATATCACTAAAGAGGACTTTACAAGGGTTGATTTGATTATACAAAACAATTTGTTTGCAGGTCATCAAATAACTTCACCAAGTCTTTTTGGTATTGCTGAACCTGGGCAGTTGGGTAGCAGAACGCAGATGAGGGATTCTTATGAGATATTTAAGAACACCTATGTAAACGATAAACAACAGTTCCTTGAATCAATATTCAATGAATTAGCGGTCCTAAAAGGTGCGACTTCTGAAATTAGCATCATCCCAGTAGAACCTATTGGATTTGAATTAAGCGAGGCAGCATTGTTGCAGATTGCACCTAAAGAGTGGTTATTGGAGAAGGCAGGGATTGATGTTGCAAAATATGCACCAACTGAAGCAACTCAACCAAGTTTAAATCAAGAGCAAGTTGAGGTAAACGATAACTTGAAGAATCTTAGCGGTAGACAATACCAGCATTTGATGCGAGTTATTAGGCAGTTTTCACAGGGTAAGATATCCAAAGAGATTGCAACTACAATGCTCAAATCGGGTCTTGGAATGACCGACAATGAGGTTAATGCTATGCTTGGCATAGATGATGACCCGATGACAGAGGACTTTAGTTTTTCATCACTTGATGAGGATACTGTTATAGGACTTTTTAGGGAGGTTGGCGAACCGAAAGGAGATTATAACATAATCCATTCTAAGGCAGTTTTTAGTGCCAAGGATGCGTTTGCAGAGGATGTATTGATAGATAAAGCATTGGATAAGCAAATCCTTGCTTTGATTGATAAAGATAGGAAGATAAGCATTGATGACATTGCGAAGGCAGTTGGTAAAAGTAGGGAAGTGGTGCAAGGTCGCTTGTCTTATTTGGTTGAATCGGGTGCGGTAAGTTATGACCCAAAGATTGAAGAAAGGAAGTTGACTAAACCACTAAGCAAGTTGGTTGATGACATGGATGTTACAACCTTTGAGGTTAAGTATTCCTATGAATGGAAACCAATTGTACCAAGTTCACAAAGAGATACACCCGCACACCCTTCAAGGACTTTTTGCAGGA